GTTGGTTAGCTTCTTCAAGATCTTTTCGAGTTGAGAGAATCGAGCTGGTATTTGGGAATGAAACAAAAGATAATTAATTTTAGAGTGTATGTTTTGGGGAATGGCTTGCTGTTCTTGGAGAGAAGTGTAGGTACTAGGTTTAGGGAATGGATCAACGTTACCTGTTCTGCTTAATTGTAGAACAAGTTTTAGTCCACCTTTAATACTGTGACATTTCTTTCCCGTAGCAAAGAAGTACTGGTTGTTGATGTAGGTTTCAATTTCTGACATATAGAGTTTTCTCATAGATATAAACTCCTTCACTTTCACTTCGGTGACCTTGGAGGCTTGTCTACTCTGTGCTCTCATTCTATCTTCTGCTAAGCATTTCATCGACAATATTGCGTCTTCGAGGGGTATCATAGGTAGTTTAGTGCTGTCTTCCTTCTCTTTTTTGGGATTGTAGACTTCATTAGGATCAACTACATGTGATATCTCGTGCAATTCGTCAATAAGTGACTCGAGGAAACTTGAGTTATTTATACGTTGAATACTTAGTGGATCTAATATGAGCATAGCAGCTTTGAGATAATCTTCGTCTGTCTTGATTTTTGAATTGGAACCACCTCCTCCAACATTAAACGGTCCTTTTTCGTTGCGCAGAATGGTAGGCAATTGATGATATGAGTAGTTCCAAAGTCGTACCATAGGTTTAGTATGAACCATGCTTTTTACTGTCATTAGATGGTGGAGAGTGGTGAGTTTATTAGTGTTTTTATGAAATCTCAGTTTTGCTCCAGATGTTTCACTTAGTCTGGCAAATGGTTTACAAAGAATAGGCCCCTCTTCCGAGAGTGTGATGAACTTCTCACAGAAAACACCCGACAATCCATAGTAGGATTTCTTCTTGTTTAGCTTTAAGTTTAGCTTCGCAACAAGGAATTCGTATCTACTAACTTGTCTTGGTGTCCAATGTGCAGCAAGATCATCGCCGCTTATTTGATGATAACCATCAGGATCAACTTCGTTTGCAATGTACTTATGCAGGAGAGAGAGTATTGGCCATGTGGCACCAAGTCCCATATGTAGTCCTTGCTCTGTTAGCACTCCTCCCTTCAAACGCATTGGTTCACTGAGAATATAGAAAACATTAGTATGTTCTTCACTCCACTGTCCCTTCTTTGACAAAGCTTGTATACATGCTTTACCAATTTTGTGTGGAATTCGATCTGATGCTTCTGAGAAGTCTGCTGAGTATATTCGGGCAGAAGGGTCTGGATTTCTCTTTATTTCAACAGGTTTTCCTCGTAAGTGGTCTCTTAATGAGACTACTGTTTTTAACCAAGGAAGAACCCTTTTATTGAAGAGAAGTCCTACATGGGCAAGATTCGCATTATGGATTGACGCAATTCTTAGTTTACCTCCTATTTCTGGAATCAGTAATGGTTTGAGATTTATGTTGAGGTGAGGGTTGTATGTTAATTCATGTATGGCAGTGTTCATGGCTCTGAAACTTGATAAGCTTAGTAGTTTTGGATCAGTAGGCAAAATTTCACACTCTAAACCGACTTCTTCGACTGCTCTTTTAATCGTCTGTTTAATTCTTACGTGATCGTCCTTGCTCACTTTTAGTGGGTGACTTGCGAATCGTAGTCCGTCTCTTTGAAGTATTTCGAAACCGATTGGTATACCTTTATTTGGCGTAGCCCATCGACTTGGAGGAATTATTTCTCCATAACTTAGAGCTTTTCGAGTATTAAGATAGACACGTTCTTCTAACTTGGCTTCATATTCACCGAGTTTGATTCGTACGTCTTTTGACGTGTAGTAAGAAGCACAACCTCCTTGTTTTACACTCTTTTCTAAACAAGCTGAAAGAGAGGGATTGGGG